TCAGACGCCGCAAGGAATAAAAAATATTAGATTCGGTGGAAATAATAATTCACCTGCATATAAAGGATAAGGGTGCCTAGATTAAATAGACAAAATATTGACCGAAAAACTAATAAACCAGAACCTCACAGAACTGAGGGTATTACACCCGACTTGCATTTAAATAGGGCAGAACAAATACGTCGAGATGATGATGTTATTCGTACTGCTAAACGTACGGTGTATGACATTGATTATGCAATTAAATGGTATATTGAAAACGAAATACAGCCACAAATAACAGCAGATAAACAATTAATATCAGTCCCAGTTATTTTTGCTAACGGAGAAAAATGGGACAATGTTCGTAGATTAGGCTATTTGCGGGATGAAAAAGGTATGTTACAGTCTCCATTAATTATGCTTAAACGTAATAGCGTAGCTGAACGAGATGCACAAAGAACATTGGATGTTAATCGACCAAATACCGGAAATCAACTTGTATATAAAGGTCAATATAATGCTAGAAATACATATTTAGATGAATTATTTCCAATACCCATTAATCAACCTCAAGCATCAGAAAAAATATATGTTATAGATATTCCAAAATATGTAACAATTGAGTATGATATGATGTTATGGTGTGATTTTACTACTCAAATGAATGATTTGGTAGATCAAATATTACCATATGGTCGTTTTTCATGGGGCAATGAATCAAATAAATTTCCAACTTCTATGGGGTCAATTTCATTTGAAACTGTTAATACAGTTGGCGAAGATCGTTTAGTTAGAGCTACTATACCATTAACTGTTATGGGAACATTGCTTTCTGAACAAGAAGCTAGAATAGCTACAATTAAAAAACGTTATTCATTAAAAAAAGTTGTATTCGAAAATGTTGTCGATGTCGGAGATTTAAATATATTTAATACAACTACAGTACCACAATCTGTACTACAACAGCAAAGCATTATTTCAGACGGAGGCCGGTTCACAGTATCAAGTAGCGGAGGTGCTGTATCTATCAATGCTATTACGATGGCATATTTGACTGCATTAACAGATCGACAAGCAACATATGTTAATTCAACTACAGTAACAGTAGCAGCGTACGCTGCAATTAATCCAGTAACAACTCTAGTTGCAACGGTTAATGAGTTTGATATATACATTAACGGACAATACATTGACAAAGCTGCATATACTTGGACACCTAGTGACATTGCAACACAAACCATCACGTTTAATACTAACATATTAGGTTATTCATTAGATGCACAAGATACTATAATTATTAACGGGAGATGGCAATAATGAGGCAGTTTAAGCCCGGACAATTACGATCAGGTTCATTATATCCAATAACAGCTAGCTATGCTCTAACAGCATCATATACTTTAGGATTAAATACTGGTTCATTAACGACAACCGCATCATTCAATGCATTTACTGCATCATATACAACCGGTTCATTTACTGGATCTTTTATTGGCGATGGTTCTCAATTAACAGGCATCGTTTCATCAAAGTGGACTGGATCAAATCCTATATCACGACAAAGTGATGTTGAAATCACCGGTTCATTACGCGTACAAGGTAATATCACCGGAAGTCTTTTTGGAACAGCAAGTTGGGCAAATAATGCCATAACAGCTAGTTACATAACAACAGCACAAACAGCATCATATGTTACGCCATTACACCAAAATATAATCATGACCGGATCTTTAATAGTGAGCGGGGCAAATGGTGGTATTAATACTGCAAACAATAAACCATTTCTATTTGATAACTCAGGGATATCACGTGTTGATTGGGGGCAAGGATATTTAAAAGATACTAATGATATTCAATCAATTGATTGGGAAAACAGATTAGCACTTGATAGCAATGAAGCAACATCAATTGATTGGCAAACCAGATTATTAACTGATAGTAATTTTGACACTGTATTAGATTGGGAAAATAAATATTTATATGGTACATCATCTGTATCTGATCAAATATTAACTCAAAGAACTAGTACTAATTCACAGTTCTATCCTACCATAGTAGACTCCTCAAACGCACTAGCTGATTATGAAACAATATACACTGCACCAGGAATTACATTTAACCCAGCAACAAGCGGCATAACAGCAGCTTCATTTACAGGTTCACTCTTTGGTACTGCATCATACGCTTCTGCTTCCGATACACTTACGGTAGTAAAAACCGGCTCTAATTCGGCTTTTTTCCCATTAATAGTTGATCGAGCTGATGCATCACCAACCAACCTAAAAGCCTATACCACTAGTAATATATCCTTTAATCCAAATACTGGCGGTATAACAGCGACTTCATTTACAGGATTTTCGTTTACAGGTTCGCTCTTAGGTACTGCCTCTAATTCAAGTTTTGCAACAACAGCTTCATTTGCCAATATTACTACTAGTTCTTCTCTAGCACAAACTGCTAGTTTAGCTTTAAGAGTATCTGGTTCATTAACTGGTTCATTATTAGGAACAGCATCATTTGCTTCAACAGCATCATTTGTTCAAACGGCTCAAACTGCTTCATACGTTTTACAAGCAGTAAGTGCATCATTTGCTTCAACAGCATCATTTGTTCAAAATGCAGTAAGTGCATCTTATGTATTAAGTTCTTCCTATGCAGTAAGTGCATCATTTGCTTCAACAGCAATATCAAGTTCATATGTCTTAACAGCATCATATTCAAATACTTCAACAAGTGCTTCATATGCTATAAGTGCATCTTATGTATTAAGTTCTTCCTATGCAATAAGTGCATCTTATGTATTGAGCTCATCTTATGCGACAGCTTCATCTTATGCAATTTATGCTGAAACAGCTTCATTTAGTGATAGAACAACTCAAATTGATGTTTATGTTTTAAACCAATCTGGCCAAAATATTGCAAAAGGTGTTGTAGTACGAATTACAGGATCAAATAACTCAAGTGATATACCTCGTATAGTAACAGCTTCATATATAAGTGATGGAAACTCAGCCAATACTTTAGGTATTACAACAACAGCAATTGCAGATGGTGCAGAAGGATATGTAATTACAGAAGGTATATTAAAAGGAATTGATACCCAAGCATTTACTTCTGGTCAATTAGTATATCTAGGTGCAACCGGTTCAATTATAGGAACAACACCTGTAGCCCCACTTCATGCTGTACGTTTAGGAGAGGTAATTAGACATCAATCAAATAATGGTTCAATTTATGTTCGTATAGATAATGGGTATGAGTTAGGAGAATTACACGATGTTATAGATAATACTACAACATCATCCTATGGAGATTTACTAGTAAAATCAGGCAGCGCATGGATTAACTCAAAACAATTAACTGGTTCATATGGTTTAACAGGATCATTAACAGCTACTTCTTTTACTGGTTCATTATTTGGAACATCATCATGGGCTTCAAATTCAATAACATCATCGTTTATAACAGCATCTAATGTTATTGGAACAGTAACAAGTGCTTCATATGCTATAACAGCATCATATGCATTGTCCTCTGCAGGTGGAGGTGGTGGTGATACAACTGCAATAGAAGCACAACTTTGGTTTTTACTTTAAAAGGATATTATGGGAAGAAGAAGTAATAGCGGATATATAGGTCGAGATTTTGGATTAGATTCAAAAGGAATTATTGATTTAAATAAACGTAATTTAACTAGATTTTTAAACGAAGACCCATATTATGGTGATGATACATTACTATATACTGGACCTGATTTTGAACCAATAAATTTATATTTACTAGGTACTTCAAGTTTTGGCTCTGGATCATTAGTATCATCAAGTCTTGTTAGTGGAACATTAGCCGCAGTAACTATTGTTCCTGGAAGTGCTGGAACTGGATATGGTACTAATGCTACTATGAGTTTTTCTGGAGGAGGTGGTACAGGAGCAAATGGTTATGTTTCAACATTTTCCGCAGGTGCATTAAGCGTAGTAGAGCGTTTAGGATATATTAAAGATATAATCATCACTGATGCAGGAGAAGGCTATACATCTGCACCTACTATGTCTGTATCTGCTCCAATAACAGCAAATGGTGTTACCGGAGTAACAGCAAGTATCTCAGCATCAATTACAAACGGACAATTAACTGGATATACAATAAATAATTCTGGAAGTAATTATAGAGCAGGTGCAAACTGGCCAACAATTACATTTACCGGAGGAGGTGCTATAAGATCAGCATCT